AGCTAAACTTACAGCAGTAAATGGCTTTGTAAACACTACACTAGATACCGCAACAGCAAATACTCTAGCAGGTCTAGGTGCTATTGATGAAGGTGCATCAGCTTATATTACAGATGGTAATGCAGGTAGTAAGTGTATGGCATTCTTTGACGGAACAAACTGGAAGAAGATGCATTCTCCTGGCGATAACATTGCGAGTTCATAATGATTAAAACAGAGAGAAATACAGATACAGAATTAAAAACAAAACAATCGCAGTTTGTAAATTCGTCATATGATACACAAATTGCACTACTTAAACAAGATATTACAACTATCAAGGACAATCATTTAGCACATATGTCAGAAGATATCGATAGAATAGAACGTAAAGTAGACAAGATTGACACAAGAATATGGGCAGTATTAGGATTACTAGTAGCAAGTGTATTAGGGCCTATGATAGCAAATATGTTTTAAACCTAACTCAGGTGTAAAAGGAGGAGACACTAGATGTCTGATACGGATGAGAAAAAGAAAGTAGGTCGACCCAAGAAGCAGGTTGACACCGAATTGCTTTATAAACTAGCTTCTATACATTGCACTATGAAAGAAATGGTGGATATTGTAGGAGTGTCAGAAGATACCTTAAAGAAGAATTTCTCGGGTATTATAGACAAAGGGAAAGCAGACGGTAAAATGCGATTAAGACGTAAGCAAATCGAAGTCGCAATGAAAGGAAACGCAGTAATGCTTATTTGGTTAGGGAAGAATCTTTTAAATCAAAGTGATAACCCAATATCAGAATCAGATGCTACTGTGCTACCTTGGACAGATGATGCCGCTGAATAAGGCGCAAGAATCTGTAGCTAATGATCCAGCAAGATTTAGAATTATGTCTGCTGGAAGACGAACTGGTAAGACATTCTTAGCAGTGCGTGAGTTAGCAAAGTTTGCCAGATTACCTGGTAAAAAATGTTTATATATTGCACCTACATATCAAATGTGTAGAGACATTATATGGAAAGATTTGCAAAACAGATTAGGTAGACTAAACTGGATTGCTAAAACTAATGAAAGTAGATTGGAGTTACATTTGGTAAACGGAAGCACAATAGCACTTAAGTCAGGAGATAACCCAGACTCACTAAGAGGTGGTGGTTATGACTTTATCGTGTTTGATGAGACCGCTGATTTAAAACCAGAGTTATGGTATGAAGCAACTCGTCCGGCGCTTTCTGCACAGAAGCCACCAGGTAGTGCGTTATTCTGTGGAACACCCAAAGGTATAACCAACTGGTTTAAGGATCTATACGACTTAGGTAAGTCTACAGACCCTGACTGGGCGAGCTATAGTTGGACAACACTAGATGGCGGTAATGTCCCTGAAAGTGAAATCGAAGCGGCTAAAAGAGACTTAGATGAGAGGACGTTTAGAGCAGAGTATCTAGCGTCATTTGAGACTTTTAGCGGAGGCTTGATTGCATATAACTTTACAGAGGATAACATAAGACCGTATACTGAGCCGAACCCAGCGAAATTCTTATATATTGGCATGGACTTTAACGTCTCACCCTGTTGTGCTATTATATTTTGTAAGACCAAAACAGGATTACATGCTGTAGATGAAATCGTAATTCACGATTCAAATACAGACGAAATGTGTCAGGAAATTCACACCCGATATCCAGCACATTCAATAATGGTATTTCCAGATCCCTCAGGCGCGGCTCGTAAGACAAGTGCAGGTGGGAGAACAGATATATCGATACTACAGAATAGTGGCTTTACAGTAAAGTATAAGCGACAACATCCTGCAGTAAGAGACCGTATTAATGCTTGTAACTCTTTATTAAAGAATGCAAAAGGTGAACGTAGATTATTAGTAGATCCTAAATGTAAACATTTGATAAAAAGTTTTCAACGTTATACATATAAAGAAGGGACTCAAATCCCTAATAAAGGCGAATGGGATCACGCCTTTGATGCAGGAACTTACTGTGTCGAATACATGTATCCCGTAACACGGGAAGTAAAGCCCGATAAACAAACAACATTTGGAGTTTATTAATGGACATAGAATATAGACACCCGCTTTATGAAGCGAACCTGGGAAGGTGGAACTATTACAGAGCCTCATATTTAGGTGGTTTCGATTATCGACACGCTTCCTTAGGCATGCTACGTAAGTATCTTTTTGAAGATGATGCACCCGGGAATCAATATCTTCAACGACTAGAATACACAGCGTTAGACAACATGGTAAAACTAACTGTAGACACATACAGAAGTTTTTTATTTAGAGCAACCCCTACAAGAACATTTGGTTATCTTGCAGACGATACATCAATTAAAAAGTTTATGGAAGATGTAGATTTTACTGGCAAAGACTTTGACGACTTTATGAAAGAAGCAAATGACATGGCAACAATCTACGGTAATGTATGGATACTTTGCACAAAAGGCAACGTTCCAGGAATCATTACACGTGAGCAAGAGATTGCAAACGACATCAGACCATATCTTAAAATGTTTACACCAGAAAATGTATGCGATTGGCAATATCAAACGCAACCCAATGGTGCAGAGAAATTAATTTATGTAAAGACACGTGAATGGCGTGGCAAAGATAGTTACAAATACATTGAGTGGACACCAGAACAGATTGGTGTTTATCATGTAAAAGATGATGAGATTATAGGGTCAGAAGTGTATGAGAACGCAATCGGTCAAGTGCCATTTGTAGTTCACTACGCAAACCCTACACAATATTTAGGTGTAGGTCAAACAGACATTGCCGATGTAGCAAAAATACAACAAGTATGTTTTAACTTATTAAGTGAGTCTGAACAAGCAGTGAGAATATCAAATCACCCAACGCTTGTAAAGACACAAGAAGTTAAAGCTACAGCCGGAGCAGGATCAGTAATCAATTTAGATAATGCTGTAGACCCTGCACTAAAACCTTACTTAATCGAACCTTCTGGAACTAATATTGGAAGTATTGTAGACATGATTAAAGTTCACATTGAAGCGTTCTTAAGAGCAACCAATCTAGGCGCTATCATGGCGGCAAAAGGTCTATCAGTTAAAAGTGGTATAGCATTAAGCACAGAGTTTGAGCAATTAAATGCCAGACTTGCTGATAAATCTGCTAAAATGGAAGCAACAGAGTGGAATATATGGAAGTTATTCTTTAAATGGGGCAATATGCAACCAGATAATGAATTTAACGTAGAATATCAAAAGACATTTGATTTACGTGACGAACATGCTGACTTAGCCCTACTTGGTCAATCACTTAAGATGGGTATTACATCACCACAATATATTGCAGAGATGCACAAGCAAATCGCTAAGATTACAATCAAAGATGGCGACAAACTAGATGATATCTTTAGAGAAATAGAAGGTGTTGACGCAGTAGATGAAGCAGATATGCAACATCCTGTGACTAATCAAGAAAATAGACGAGAACATATCGTATCTATGATTCAAGAAGGATTAACGGACGAAAGAATGTTGCAATTACATCCTGAAATGATACAATCAGATATAGATGGTGCACGTAGGAGCATAGAAGATGCAGATACAGACAACAGTTAATACAAGTTATGATCCAGCAATCATAATGCGTGGAAAGAATTCTAATCCTCGTAAAACAGGCGGAGGTGGAGGTCGTAAAGCCGGAACTGCCGCTAAGGATAAGAAAAAGCCAAAATCTAAGACTAAAAATTAGATTGAATAAATACAATAAAGGAGTTTATAGGTATGACCGATATGACCGAGACAAGCGGGATTGATAAAGAAGTAGATACTGGTGCTACTCCCACAAATAATGAACACCAGGAAGAACGTAATTTCTCACAAGCAGATGTAGATAAAATCGTTCAAGCAAGATTAGAGAAATACAAAAGACGTTTCTCAGATATTGATATGAATGAATATAAGGATCTAAAAGCGGCTGAGGAAGAACGTGAATTAGAGGCGATGAAGAAACGTGAAGAATTCGATGACATTTTGAAATCTCAAAAGAACAAATACTCATCAGAAATCGACACACTTCGTTCAGAACTTACAAGCATGAAAGTAGATGGCACACTACTTGCAACGGCTAGTAGCAGAAATGCTGTTAACCCAGAACAAGTAGCACAACTGCTTAAAGCAAATGTAGGCTTAGACGAAACAGGTCGCCCTGTCGTATATGACACTAATAAGAATGTCTTATACGATCCAGAGACAGCGGAACCACGAAGCATAGAAGGTTTTGTAAATGAATGGTTAGATAATAACCCACATTTTTTACGAAGCACACCTGGCGGAGTGATTTCTCAAGGTTCTACTGGGAACGTAGGTAATAACTTAGGTTCTTCAATAGAACTTAGTTCATTAGACTTAACCAAGTCTGCTGATAGGGCAAAATATAAAACCCTGAAAGAAGCAGGCAAATTATAAGAGGAGACCAGAAATGGCACAAGGCGCAAGCACAACTGACCAGTATATGTCAGTATTAAACTCGGACGCATTAATCGTTCCAGTAAAAGCCGCTACAGTATACGCGGCACACGAAGCATCACTTTTTCTAGGTGGTAACATCATTCCTATCGTAAACGCACCAAACGGTGTTTTACAGGTTCCTGAGTTAACATCAGTTGATGCAACTAAAGTAGGCTCAGAAGCAGATCCAGGAGTTGACATCGCAGTTACTACTCCAGGTGGAGCAAAAAACCTAGTAGCAACAAACCTATATGCGGCAAGAACAGTCCTAAGAGACTTAGGTAATATCGACCCACAAGAAGTAGGTCGTGTTCTTGGTAATGCAGTTGCGAAGAAATTTGACTTAGATGTAATGGCTAACATGGCCGGTTGCACAGAGCAAGAAAACGCAACTTCAGGCGGAGACTTAACTGTAAACGAACTTATGAAAGCTATCGGCACAATTCGTGGCAATGGCGAGACAGGTAAACTTTACGGTCTAGTTAACGCGGCAGTATATGCAGAATTAATGAACAACATTGGTTCAAACGCATTTGCTGGTGGTAACTTCCAAGATACAGCTATGGCAAGTGGCTTTTTAGGAACAGTAGCTGGTGTGGATCTATTCACAACATCTTACCTAAACGACACTAACGTAGGTCTATCTTCTCATAACGTTCAAGCGGCTGTGTTCTCACAAGACGCTTTCAGAATCGCTATGCAGAAAAATGTAGATGTAGAAATCGCACGTAGAGCCGAAGCAGTTGGTTCAGACGTTGTTGCTTCTCTACACGCAGGTATTGGTGGTATCGATGCTGGCAACCGTGGCGTTTTAATTATAAACGAAAGCTAATATTTAATAGTTAGGAGTAAAGTATGGCATATGCAATAGATGAAGATTTAGTAGCGATAGTTCCCGATATCTTTGACCATGGTGTTGAAAGTTTCACAGTAGAACTTACACGTTCAGAAGGAGACATTCAAAGACGTATTAAAGCAGATTGGTGGAGTATCTCACATGATCCCACTAACTTCGATAAGACGAAACTAATAGCGTCAGAGTGGAAAAGAGCTACCATTTATCATGCGTTAGCATATTACATTCTTCCGAGACTTTCTAATTTTCAAGCAGACGATACATTTCAAAGACAGATGACTTTCTATAAAGAAAGATATCATGAAGAATTCTCAGCGGTTTTAGCCGCTGGGATTTCCTATGATTTAGATGGCGATGGTGTATATGAGTCAGGCGAAGTAGATTTTATTAAAGAAAGGTTATACAGATAATGGCAAATAGTAAGCGAAAACTAATCTTAGATGATGTTGTAGCAAAACTAAAAACCATTAAGTCACCTAGACTTGGTAAAGTCTCTACTAAACCAGAAGATTTTCAAAGACTTGCAAGAACTTCATATCCTTTCGTAGGTATAGAAATTACAGACGAAACTAAAGAAGACATTGCAAGAGAATGGAGATTGGCTACTATGACCGTTGACATTTCTGTTCACTTAGATGGCAAAAAGAAAACGACAGATGTGCAAACACAAATGTCTAATATCATTGAAGCTATCGAGGAGAAACTTGAAGCGGATCGCACTAGAGATAAGAATGCTCAACTAACTGAATTAGTAACGGTTGGGGACATGCAAGAAACTGCATTTCCCACAATAAAGCAAACAATGACTGTAAGTATTCAATATACTTACAATAAAGGTAACACTTAAACAAGAGGAGACCAGCAATGGCATTAAATATCTTTTCCGGAAGTCAAGGCATAGTTTATGTAGCCGATGTTCCAGTTGCTTCGATTCGTTCATTCTCATTTGAGGAAACGCAAGAAGTGATTGACGCAACGACTATGAATACTAGCGGCGTAGCTTTCAGAACAAATAAACCAACGTTTAAATCGTGGTCTGGATCTATCGATGTCTTTTGGACAATCGATGATACAGCAGGTGCAAACTTTACAGAATCAGGTTCACTTGACGCTCAATTGGCGCCAAGCACAACTGAAGTTACTATAAAGTTCTGGCCAGCTGGCGACAGCAACGATGAAATCGGTTATCAGGCATCATGTCTAATCACATCCCGTGCAATCACGGCAAGTGTAGACGGCATGGTAGAAGCATCAATTGGTGTAACTGGAACCGGTCCAATCACTGTGGATCACGGAACTAACAACCCTAACGGGGCGTAGTAATGAGAGTAACCGTTAAAGGCAAAGTCGATTTAAAAAAAGCACTTAAGAAAGTCCTCGATGAGGTAACTACTGATGTGCTTACAGAAGTGAAAGCAGTAACTCCTGTAGATACCGGCAGAGCAAAAAGCGGTTGGAACTTAGTAAGGGGCAACATGGTTAACACAGTTAGCAATGCTGTCCCTTATATTGACCCACTGAACAAAGGACATTCGTCCCAAGCACCAGAGGGTATGACGAAACCTACTATCGAAAAAATATTACAATTTAACGCTAGTGGTAAATATAAAATAAAGAAAAGAGGACTATTTAAATGACAAAAGTTTTAGACACAGCAAAGATGCACTTTGCAGAAATATCTAATCAAGGCATGGAAAGTTTTGAAGTGCCAGAATGGGATACAACTGTATATTGGAAAGTAGGAGGATTAAACTTCGCTTCTCAGAGTGCAGTAATAGAATTACAAAACGCAGGTAAATCAGCAGACGCTTTAGTAGAGATGATGTTGATTCGTGCATTAGACAAAGATGGAAACAAAATGTTTTCAAAGATGGAAAAACCAATATTGATGAATCAAGTTGATCCTAATGTTATTTTAAAAATCGTGACAGCTATGGGCGAAAGCGATAAATTAAAAGAACATGAATTGGGTGACCCTGTGGGAAACTCAAAAAGGACGCAGAACTCAGATTCTGCTTCTTCCTCGCAAAAGAAATAGGTAAAAGCGTTGAAGAAGTGATGCAACTCAGCGTCCAAGAAATAAAATATTGGGGTGCATACTTTGAATTACTAAGGAGAGAGCAAAAGAATGAGCGACATAAATCTAATCATATCGGCAACGGACCAGGCGTCAGGCGCTCTCGGTAATATACAAAATAAATTAAGTGGAGTTACATCTGCCGCGGCTACAACCGGCGGTGGCTTTACTGGTATGGGCGGCAAAATAAAAGCCGCTCTTGGTGTGGCAGCCGCTGGCTTTGCCGTGTTCAAAGGTATCACAGCTATCAATGATAGAATTGGTGAAATGGATGACTTGGCAAAACGTGCAAGAATGGTCGGAGCCGCTACACAAGAAGGCTTTGCAGGCTTTCAAGTTGCAACACAATTACTAGCAGAAGGTGGTCTATCAGCACAAGAGGCAGATAGAGCATTCAACAACTTACAATTAAGATTAGCAGAAGGTGCCAAAGGTAATAAGGCATATGCTGAGATTATGGGTAAGTTAGGCGACTCTGTAATGGACGCAAACGGTGATTTGAAAACTGCACCAGAACTATTTGAAGCAGTTGCACAAGCGGTTCAAGATGGCTCAATCGAAATGGACGAAGCATCTAAAATCTTAGGTATGAGAGTGGGTCCTAAGATTGTTGGTATCTTCGAAGACTTAGCAAACAAAGGCGTAAGCGTAGAAGAGGCACTAAAAGATGTTGCGGCAAATACAGACATTGTCCCGCTAGAAGCGGCACAGAATGCAGAAGTATTTGGCGATACAATGGAAAGAATTAAACAAGTTCTTGGTAAAGTTATGACGGAAGCTATTACTCCGCTACTACCATTACTAGTTCAACTGGCAGAGAATGCTCTAGCGGCATTACCGCCTATCGTTGAGAAAGTTCAAAAAGGATTTGCGGCGGCACAACCTATATTCGAAGCTATAGGAGTTGTCTTAACAGATATTGTATTCCCTGTCATTGGTCTTGTAGCAGACGCACTAATAACTCTATTAGAAGCATTAGGGCCTATCTATGAAAAAGCATTACCAATATTCAAAACAACTCTTGAAGCAGTATCAAATGCAATCGAAGTAATTGTAGAAAAGATTACAGGCTTTATAGATGGTGTAAAAGAAGTAGGTAAAGCTATTACAGATATTACAGGTGGTGTTAAAGATAAAGTGTCAGACATGGCAAGTGGAGTTACAGAAAGTGTAACTGGCATGGCAGACTCGATGAAGTCTAAAGCAATGGAAGCCACAGAAGGCGTAAAAGGCTTTTTCTCAGACATGTATATGAAAGTTGTCGGTGGATCTATTGTTCCTGATATGCGTAAAGAAGTCCTTGAAGAATTTGAACTC